CCAGTGTTAGCTGGTAAGTAATTACTAATGTTCTTATTAGTGATAAGTTTAACATTGTCGTAATCTCCGAACTCATAGTCGGGTTGATAATTATCGGGAAATGCTTTAGCTAGTGTGTGTAACGCTACATCTAAGTCAACAAACTGATTTAACCCTTTGTAAATCTTGCGTTCGTCTTGATTGTAGTAAACTGTCCCAAATAATTGTGTTTCTGTTTTCGATTTTCTATATAAGTCGTGATAGTCATTTACAGTTCTAAATTCAGTGAATTTAAAAGCTGTATCAGATTTGCTAAGTTTATTACCTACGCTAGTAATAAAAGATTCTCTTAAACTTATAATATCTAACGTTTTATTTAGAAAATCTTGTTTATTTAAGTCAGTTTTAGTCACAAACTCACTAGTATCCACATTACCAGCAGGTCTATTCTCAAGAGTGGTTAACCTACTCTTAATATCCGTGTCGTTATAAGGTTGAGGTAGTTCTGTCTTTTTGGCATATTTTTCATGTTCTTCATCGTCTAAGAAAGCTTTTCTAAGTTCTTCTTTAGTAGCAAGATTTGAAGTATCAACCGTTGGTTGATTGTTGCGAACCTGTTCTATCTCTTGCTTTGTTGCAAGATTGCTCGTATCAATCGTAACTTGACGGTTGCTAACTTCTTGTAATTCCTGTTTTGTAGCAAAATTACTAGTATCTATATTAGCTGTTACAGGTCTATCTTCTAGTTCTTTAAGTTTTCGCTTAATCTCGCTATCATCATAACTTGATGTCACTGGTCTACTTTCTAATTGTGTAACCTTAGCAGCAACATCATCAACAGCTTGTTTTGTAGCTAAATTACTAGTATCTATTGTTAACTGCGTTTTAAGTTCTTCTAACTTACTATTTGTTACATAGTCGATAGGTAGTTCAGACTTTTTAGCATAATCTACTAAACTTTGATGTGCTGTAATAAATCCCTTGCTATCTATCGTGTTATTAACTACCTCTGTAATATTTGGCATTTCGCTTTTTAATTGATAATCGTTAAGTGTTGAAGCTCTTACTACGTCTGAAATATCACTAGTTCTTACAAAGTCTGATAAGTCAGTCTTTAATGCGAATGTAGTTTTAGCTTTTTCTAGCTTCGTTGCTAGTACTTCTTTTGTTAGCACGTCTAATTTATCGACTACTACACCATTAGCAAAATATCGCTCCTTAATAGGTAAGTTGTCTTTTAGGTCATATTCAGACATCTTAACATCAAAGCTAAAACTGTAAATATCGCTTTCTTTCTCTTCATTTTTTAAGATGATGTAACAGTTTACTCTTTCGTTGTCTGTTATTAAACTAGTGTCAAACTTAAATTTAATCTTGTTATCTTCAATTCTTCCTTGAGTTTCCCAATATTTAATTGACTTAACAAACTTGAATAGTACTGTTATTTCTTCGTTAGTTAAGGTGTAATTACTAATTGTCAATTCAAACTCGTTGTTATTTTTATCATGAGAATAGAGTTCGCAATTACTACGAACTCTAACTCTTTTGTTAACTGTGCTGTTAAATTGTAACTGTATTTTCTTATCTATCATATATGTCAGCACCTCCATTTTTTACAGGTAGTTTTTTACACAGGTCGTATATCTCCGATACTGTGCTATTACCTCCTAACTCTCTATATGAGTGATACAATATTGTAGTTTCTTCTAGTTCTTTTGTACTGATCCAACCACGATTAATTATCCTGCTCATATCTTTTAGCAATCTATAACGGCTGATTGTTTTTGTCCCGTCAGCTGTTTTTCTTGCTAATTCCTTAATCTCTTTCAAAGTGTCATTAATCTCATTCAGACTTTGTTCGTCTTTCTTGTTATACCACTTGACAATCATTGTCAATAACGGCATTGCTACTCCCGTGCTAAGTCCTAGTATTAACCCGTCACTCATTGATTATTTTTCTCTTTCCTCGTATTCTCTTTCAATGCGGTCAACTTCTGACTGCACAACTTCTCTTAAATTCCCTAAATTTGGTACTTCATTAATAGTTTTTACTTTTGTGATTAATTGTCTCACATATAATTGAACTAAATAATCACCTTTTTTAAATCTTAATCTACTTGGTCTAATCACTTTCAGAACTCCTTTCGTTACTTTCAGCGTTTCCATTATGTTCATCATTTTCGTTGCCCTCCTCTAGCATTCCGACAATTGTGTTAATTACACTCGCCATTCCTTCGTCTAACTGTGCTTTTGTTACGTATCGATTTTTCTCATCTTCTATTTCATCTTTTCCGTTTGTCTCTTCTCTTGTTAGTATTATTTCTTTATACTTGCTAGTTTCTACATCTGGTTTCCACACATCAACTGACGTATGTTCTTCAACTATTTCATATAGCTTACCGTTGTATTTAACCTTGTCACCGACAGAGTATTCAACACCTACGTCGTAATTGTCAAATGTATTGATAATCGTGTCTTTGTTGTCATTTATAACCTTAGCGTCTAACACATTCAGTAATAGTGTCATGATTAACTTGTCATTACCTTTGTTGACTTTAGTTACTAATTTACGTAACGCTTTAACTCTGTCGTTAGGATCTAGCTTGTTATTCGCCAAGACTGTAACTTCTTCTTTTAAGTTAGCATATTCACTAACTAACGCAGGTGTCGTTTCTCCTGTAAACATTTGTTGTGCTAATTGCTTTCTTACTTCTTCTAGTATTTCGCTGTCACTAGCTGTAGCAAATTTACCAGGTAAATCAACGCCACCGTTAAGATATAAAGAGCTTTTATTCAATGCAAACTGAACATAGACACTCTTATATCCTCCAGCTTCTGGCTGTGCATTTCTTGTTAAAATCTCTAGTGCCATTACTTAGCTCCTTTTTTATTTTTTAGTTCTTCGTTTTCTTTTTTCAACTCCTCATATGCTACTTTGTAATTCGCAAGCTCTAACGTCTTTTCAATTAGTTCTTGTGCGATAATGTGAATTGGTTGTAATTTATTTTCTTCCATTTGTTAAATCCTCTATTCTTTCTTTAAGTTTTTTGTTTTCTTCCGATAACTCTTGAATCGACTTCAAGGCATACATTGTAAGTCTGAAATGTTCTAACTCTAATATATCTGGACTTTTAGTCACTAGTGAATCATCTAGTTGTTGTACATCTTGTGCGATTAGTCCGACTTTTACACTTTTCTGACTTCCTGTTTCTTTAAAATCTTTCTTCCAATCGAATTTTTTAAACTGTAATTTCTCAACTAAGTCTAACGCTCTATCAGTTGTAGGTTTAATGTTTTCTTTTAATTTTCTATCAGAATAACTCTCACCTATTCTTATTGCAAAGTAGTTTACATTATTCTCATATGGATAACCGAATACTATTCTTGAACCACCTTCTACACCCCACAACCACGACAGCCATGAGATTTTTGAATAGGTAGGACTTCCACTTGTTCCGGCTTTCCAACCCCACGGTATAACAGGTTTGTTGTTGCTTACGTTAGACACGACTACAGATCCTATAAAGTTACTGAACTTCCTAATTCGGTTGTCAAAGAATGGGAATCCCATATGTATTTGACCGTGAACGGTCATTAACACCTCGTCATATATAGGTTTAGCTGCGTTAGGGTTTTGTATGTCAGTGATGTTAAATACTGACAACCCCTTACCTAGTGCGTTATGTGTTGCGTTAAACTGAACACCTACACCGCTTGAGTTAGGTCTGTTCTCGTGTGGTAGTACGAATCTTACTCCAGTTCCGAATGGCTCAAAATATCCGTTTTGACCAATCCTAATTTGTGAGGCCCCTGTGATTATTACACCGTTAAGTGTGTCAGTGTCAATCTGAGTACTGCGAATTTTAACGCTATGTAAGTTTTCAATGAATCCGTCAGTCGCCCATAACTCACGGATAAACGCTTTGTTAGAAATTAATTCTCTTATTAATGCGTCGTCTATGTCGATATGTCGAGCCTTGACTGCCTTAGCGTCGATAAGTGGGGTTGTGATACTGCCAACTTTCATATGTTGACCTTCTATTGTTCCGTTGACAATCATGTCTCCAGTTACACGAACTAACCTTGATATTATGTTAATACTCTCGGGTTGTGCTACTAACAAGCTTGATATCGTGTTACCGTCAATCGTTTTCTCAGCTCCTAACCTTATCCCGTTAGGTGTGATACTTATATCAGATTTCTTTACAACGCTATTTTCTAACGCTGACACAGTTGAGTTAAACCCCTCAGCAGTTGCTGCTAGAATTGTTCTAAGCTCGTTATTTTGAAATTCAGTAATTAACCCTTTGTGATTAAGTTTAATTTTTCCCCACAACTCACTTTTAGGATCTCTAAGCTGAACGTCAAGGTCTCTGATTTGTTTAAACACACCGCTTAATTCGTTAGCTCTCTCGTATGGTTTTTCAAACGCTGTTACGTCGTCGCCTTTTTCTAACTGAATTTTAGAGAGTCGAGTTGTTCCTTTACACCCCATGTGATATATCTTTACTTTTTCATCTGGTTTAGCAGGTGTGAATGTGTATTCAAATTTTCCATTTCTGACTATAGCGGTTTGCTTACCTTCATTAACTTCTATATCCATTTAACCACCTACTCTCCTTCAAATCTTACAGTTACACCAGACTCACTAGATGAAAATACCCAACCTAATTTATCTAGTAAGTTTTCTTTGTCAGATTGGTTTACGAAATTTACTCTATATCTGTAGTCTATAAACTCCACATTCTTTAACCCTATAGCTTCAACGTCGTTGAAATATACTTTTTTAATCTTGTCAACTTCAGTAAATCTCACGTCATTAGGTACTATTGAAATGTAAGGCGTTGAAAATTCTACAAAACACCCTTCTAGTATTTTTACTAGTTTTATTTTTTCGTTGCTCCACAATAGATTATTACCTAAATACCTACGTGAAATCTCTCTGTTACCAATCATTAATTTTACTCTTTTCACAACATCACCTACTTAACTATGTCGTATATTGTGTTTTCGTCTTTAACAGAGATAGCGTCGTACTGTTCTTGAGTACCTACCCAATATTTCAACGGTTGATTATTCTGAGTATTCAGCAACGTATCGCTTTTTAAATCTTCTATGCTCGGTTGCCACTTACTAACGGCTTTATCTCCAAAACCTATATAAGGTTCTGAAATTTTAAAATGTCCGTTTTTTACTGCGTAGATGTAAAACCAATACGTCTCATTTGCGAAGTCAACATTCTCTTCTATATTAATAATCTCTTCGTGAATTACCCACTTGTTTTTTTCTAAATTAGTAAACTCAATACTTTTCAGAGTTTTATTACCTGTGTGTTTTTTTATCGCAAAATAAACACCGTGATCCACTTCAACGTCGTCATATACATATATGGGTAATCTTAACACTAGCTTATCGCCTTGTTTTAACTTGCTAACGTTAGTGTCAATTTGCACACCCGCCCAAGTGTAAGTGTCAGCACCACTTTTTTTAATAGTTAATGAATTGTGACCGTTATAATCGTCTTCTATAATTTCAGTCTCTGGGTTTCCAGTACGTCTTAAGTTGTTTATTTTAAAAGTGGAATCGACAATTAAATTGTAATTCCCTAGTACTGCGTCTTTTCCGTTAACACCCGGCACGCCTTGTACTCCTTGAATACCTTGTACACCCGGTATCCCTTGTTCGCCTCTATCTCCCTTTTCTCCTCTTGCTCCTGCTATATATGGTAGATTTTTATATAAATCAGTCCCGTTACCTACTTTCGCTTTTCCCGTGTCCGACTCAATCCCAATCTCGCCATTTAACAAGATTATTTCGCTGTTAGTCCAAGCCGCAAGATCCATTCGCTTGTGTTGGACTCTCACAGGTATTATTTCTGTCATCTAATTACCTCCGTCAAAAATATACATTGTTTCTTTTTCCCACTTGGCAACAATCACATTTAAATCAACCATTGCGTCTCCAAACTCTTTAAACTCCATAGGGACTATATATGTAGAAGCACTTCTAACACTCATTTCTTTGTCTTGCGATTTGAAAATGTTGCTTAACACACTAAAGTTATAATGTGCGTCATACACGTGTAACAACGGTTTTTCCGTTTCTCCTGCTTTAAAATCTACAAACATTGTGTCGTAGAATCCTGTAGGATCTATTAAATATACACTTACATCATGGTTAACAGGTCTACTAAGTTTAACAACTATGTCGTAATAATCATCAAGCGTACACACTGCCTCCCAACTTATCGTGTATTTCTTTCCTACTTCAAACCCGTCTCCATTATGGGTTAGCTCTATAAAATGTGTTCCCGCTTTTAAATCTCGAGTTGTGTCGCCTTCTAACCTGTTCTTACCATAAGTGATACTGTCATCTGTTCCAACCATTTTAACAGTCGCCTCAGCAATACGATTAGTCTCAGCTATCTTGTCTTTCAGTTTGTTTAAAAGTTCTTTGTCGACACCTTCTATCTCTGAAATTGCTTTTTGAACTTTATCATTGATTTCAGATTTAAATACTTCTGACTCAGCTCGTGTCGTTTCTATCCCGTCTTCGATTTTCTTTTTAAGCTCGTCTTCTTTGTCAGAAAATATTTTCTCAAAGTTTTCAGACTGCTCTTTAACTTTCTTCTCAAACTCTAACGACACCCAATCAGTATAAGCATTTGCCTTACTCTCAGCATTGTGAGAGCTTTGAGAAACTTCACGACCTAGATTACTTTCCTTTTCTCCGAGTATAAATTCAATCCAACGTTTGGCGATAGGATCATAATGTGTCTCAACAATTCGTATTCTTTCGTCTATATCATACTTAGTATATTTAAGAATAACTGTGTCTCCACGAGTGATATTCTCAGAAAGTTGTTCATAAGTTACTTTAATAGAGTTCTTAGGTTTATCAATATTATCTTTTGTAAAGTGTTCAACCGCCCACTCTTCAAGCTCTTCAGCAGTTCTTAGGTCGTTATTACTTACAGACATTTCATTAATAAATGGATAGTCATTAATCAATGGGCTTTCCACAATAAGATTGATTGTTACTTCTTCGTCTAACGCTGCTGTCTCTTCTTTCTGTTTAGCTTTTAACGCCTCGATTTCAGCTTTTCTCTTGTCAGCAGCTTGTTGACTTGCTACTTTTCGTTGGTTAGCTTTGAGTTCACGCTCTTGATATTTAGCTCTGATCTCAGCTTCTATTTGTGCATAAGTCTTGAATGTCTGACCGCTACGTTTAACAGTTCGATTAGTTTTTAAAACTTCCCTTGCGTAACGTGAATTAATCTCGTCTTGCATTTGCTGTGCCTTGAGTTTATCGTTACTTTCCTTAGAGTATTTCTTTTGTGAATCTCTCAAGGCTTGCATTTCTAACTTGTGTTTCTCTTTTAACTTTTCTTTATCCTCTTTGTCACCAACTCTAAATGTTGACGTAACATATAACCTAGTAACAATATCATCAGCGTTAGAAGATGTAACAAAAGATGTGATATTCTTAGCTGTGGTTAACACTTCTTCTGTGTCACGTCCTAATTTTTTCAATATGCTAATTCTGTTGTTGTGCATATCTATATCGCCGTTGAATGTGTCAGCTATTTTTCCGAATAAGTCAAATGATGATTTTAAAGATGTGTCTTTCTCGTCTTTATAAGTGATAAATGAGTTAGGCTCTTTTATATCTGAAAACCAACTAAAATCTTTTTCCGTTGACACAAAATTCGCAACCCATTCATCTAACACAGTTTGACAAGTTGAGTTAATCTTTGAAAAGTTTTTAACTAATCGTTTACTATAGTCAAATGTCTTTTGATATGCTGTAACTGTGATTGACTGTTCGTGTTCATTAATATCAATGTCTTTAATTCTAAATAAGTTTTTTCTGTCATGTTCATCAGCTTTGACAATCATTCCTTTTTCAATAGTTGCATAAAGTTCATTGTCAACTGTTGGATACTTAAATGTAAGCTTGTAAGTTGAATTAAGCACCCAATGAATGTCGGCGTCGTAAGCGTTATTTAAAACAATTCCGTTAAAACTGAAATCTTTTTCAAATTCGTCGTATAACCATAACATTAAATAAACGCCCCCCACCTACAGTCAATTTCTATTTTTGTAATTCCAGTACCTAACGCAACACCGCTACGTCCTGTTGGTATTTCAAAGAAATCTCCTAGCATTATGCTATTTAAAAGACCTCCGTTTTTGTCGTAAACATTCTGTTCTCCTTGTTTACACTCAATCGTAATTTTCTCGACAATAGCTTTTATTCTTATTACTTGCTTACCTATAGTTAGTGTACTTTCTTCTGTGAAGTTTCCATATACTGTAACTTTAGGATACATAGGTAAGCCCGAGTTATTGTCAAGTGTTCCGTTTGCTGTAAATGTCTTAACGTCTTTTACAACGTTGTAAGAGAACGGGTTACAAGTAAATACTACGTCAATTTCATATTCGTCTACTTCTCCAAGTCTTGACCTTACAGCTGAGGTTGTTAATACCTCGTAATAACGGTCGGGGTTATCGGCTGCGATTAACTTACCACTTCCGTCTAACCACACTAACACGTCATTTATTTCAGATAAGCTTACACCGTGAATTAACAGTTTGTAAGATTTTTCAACCGTGTCATATGCTGTAGATGTTCTGACTATTCCACCTGTCATATAATCAGATGTGAATATCTTATCTTTTCTTTTCCCTTTATTGATCCCGTCATTTTCTATCACATAAATATCAAATGGGAAATCGGCGGTAGACTTCCCATTGAACGTTAATTTATTAAAGTGTAACGGCATTTCGTCCACCTCCGAAACTCATTGATTTTATTTCTTTCATTTTTCTTACTAGTTTATTTTCTATTGTGTCAACTAGCACATTAATATCTTCTTTGTTGTTGATATTATTTCCAGTAACATTAATTGTTACGTTGATTTCATTACCATTGTTTTTACCACCGTGTTCAGCCAATGCACCGCTTATTCCTTTTATCTTTTCACTAGTTGATAACGGTGTGATATTAACTCCGTTTTTAGTTACTCTAAATAACTCAGGTCCAGCCTCTCCGACTATACCGGTATAATTTGGTTGTAGGTTCTCAGTCTGACCTATGTTCCCACCTCGTGCAAACATTCCTATATGTCCACCTGTTGCGAAGAATCCTGGAAAACTCGGAATACCAGACACACTACTCATTACCCTAACAACACTGACAACTTCACGAGGAATACTATTTAATAGTCCAATTACACCCCAGATAGTACCACTAGCGGCGTCAACTGCTGACAGGTATTTTGGCGGTGTTGGTGTTCCATTAAACGCATTTAAACTGCTCGTTGCTTGATTTGTGAACGGCGTTGCGTTACCTTGTGCCATGATTGATTTTGTTGGCGTACCTGTTGCGTTAAATGTATTTAAACTACTTGTCGCTTGATCCGTGAATGGTGTTGCATTTCCTTCAGCCATGATTGATTTAACTGGTGTTTGCGTTGCGTTGAATCCATCTAAGCTAAATTTAGCTTGGTCAATTACTGCACTGGCGTTGTCAGTTGCATTAATGTTTTTGTCCGGAACATTTAGTGACGCAAAGTCTAACAGTTTGTTAAATGCTTGTGTGATATTTGGTGTTGCTTCATCACGTAACATTATAGATTTAGGCTCTATATTTGTATCTTTAAATTGACCTATTTTTCCGTTAACATTGTCCAAAGGCTGACTTGCTTGGTCTATGATTTGTACATTTTTAGGGTGTATTCCCATACCGTTTAAGAAATTCAAATCATCAATAGTCATTTTAATAGTACGACCTTCGTTTTCAGCAATCCTAACAGCCTTAACGATATCCGGCATTGCTAACAGTCTTTCATAATCGTTTTTAAAGTTAAATGCTATGTCTCCACCTTCAAACTCAATTCCGATTGATTTAATTCCACCGTCTTTAGCAGCCCATTCGTCAAGAGCTTTATTTAACTCTTGTACTTTCTTTTCAGCACTTCCAAGACCTTTAATGTAAGTCTCTTTTGCTTGGTCGATAATACCCATTTGTTTATACGCTGCTAATTGTGCGGCAGCTGCTGTATCGTCAAATGCTTCCTGTAATATCTTCTGAGCTTCCTTACTCTCTGTTGCTGCTTCTGTAGCTGTCTTACCTATTTTTTGATAAGCTTCTCTTAACTGTTCTAATTCTGAACCTGTAAGTATTCTGTTTTCTCTTGCTGCACTCGATAATATATCGTTAATTGTATTTTGTGCGTTCTGAGTTTCTTTAACGATAGAGTCGTAATGTTGACTTATTTGATCCTTTTGTTGGTTGTACAATTCCTCAGTAAGTAAGTTGTTAGCTTTCTTCTGTTCTAAAGCTGACAACTCAGCTGCCTTACGTTGTTCTACGCTTTGCACAGTTGCTGAGGTAATATCCGACGCAGCTTTAATTTGTGCCATTGCATAATCAGATGTGACAATTTTTCCTTTATGATAGGCGTGTTCTAAACTCGCTAACGAGTTCCCAACTAAGTTAGCTGCTACTTGCACACTTCCGGAAATTTGGTTAACTTCTTCATCTGATAAACTTAATGCTTCTTTTAGTTGTTTCCTGAAACGCCCGTCAAACTGAAGTTTATACCATTTACCCTCTTGGAAATTCTTGTTAATATTTTCCATAATCTCAGAGTTAGCTTGTTGAACTCGTTTAATCTCACTTTTAACAGCTTCTGAGTTGCGTTTCACAGCATCTCCCATGTGATTAATTGAGTTCCCAGACTGTTCAGCACCTTTAATCACGGCGTCGTACCATTCTTTATACTTACCGTTTGTAAGTTCAATAGCTGCCTCATGGTTTCTACTATGTTTTGTCATTTCACGATATATCGCTGTACCTACACCGACAAACGCAGCTCCTATTAACGCAGCACCCGCAACATAAGGGTTAGTTAGTAATGTTGCCATACTTCCTGCTTTCGCTGCTTGTGTTCCGACTCCTGCTATAGATGTTGAGAGTTTAATCATGTCTCCAACCGACTTAGCTGTTGACATCTTACCAACCCACTTAACAAAACTTCCGATAGCTTTCACACCACTACCAATCCCGGTAGTCATTCTACCTAACACAGACATGAACGGTCCGAATCCCAGAGTCGCTAGTTGTACGGCTGTTGGCAGTTTACTAAACCACAACATCATATTCCCTAGTGAGTTTACTAATGGTTTTGAAGCCGTTAACGCTTGTGCTAGTTTAGGTAACAATTGAGATCCCATTTCGATTGCCATTTTCTGAATCTCGTTTTTTGCCATTTTCAATTTACTAGCACTTGTTTGATATCTTATAGCAGCCTCTTTAGTAAGAGCGTTATTCTCTCGCCAACCTTTGTTAGAAATCTCTAACGCCCTACCTAGTCCGCTTTCTCCGTTTAATGCACCTGCTAAACGTTTAATTGCATCGGCTTCACGAATACCTGTAATTCCTAAGCTTGATAACACGTCATTGACGTTACCGCCATTTTCTTTAACTTCATTCAATCCTTTAAGCAACATCTCTAAAGCTTCTACAGGTCTTGTTCTAAATGCGTTGGCAAATTCATTAGCACTTACACCAGCTGCACTAGCGAATTTTTGTAAGCTATCTCCACCACTTGCAACGGCGTTTTGCATTTTATTCATAACCTGCGTCATTGCACTACCACCAGCTTCAGCCTCGATACCTACAGTACTTAACGCAGCTGCCAAACCTAACACGTCTGCTTCTGCCATGTTAGTTTGTTTACCCATACCGGATAGACGTTGTGCCATTTCCACAATAGCTCTTTCGTTCGTTGCGAAGTTATTTCCTAGTTCAACTATTGAGCTACCTAGATTTCTAATATTACCTTGACTTGTTCCCATAACCGCCATGAATTGAGCTAAACTCGTTGCCCCTTCTTCAGCTGCTAGGTTAGTAGTTGCTCCTAAGTCAGCTATTGTTTTTGTAAAATCAACAATGTTTTCAGCTTTAATTCCTAACTGTCCTGCAACTTCCCCAATTCGTGAAAGTTCATTAGCACTTACTGGAATCTGTGTTGACAGGTCTAAAAAACTTTGTCTAATAGCGTCTAATTGCTGTGGTGTTCCGTTAACAGTTTTAACTACACCTGCGAACGCACTTTCAAAATCTATAGCAGCTTTACCAGCGAGGAACATTCCTGTTGTAAGACCGCCTGTTATTTTTGAAAACCCGTCACCAAAGTTAGATATCTTTTGTCCGAACGCTTGGACTCTACCTCCCACATCATTAAAACGTTGAGCCACGTCAGCCAAACGACCTCCGTTATTTCTAAACGCTGTATGTGTTTGTTGCATAGCGTCTCTTAATTTGTAATAACCCGTCTCAGCGTTTGCTATTTTTGTTGGTAAAGATTGTAATTCTCTTTGTTGACTGCTGAACGTACCATTAAGAGATTTAATTTGAGTTTCAAGACCTTTAATCTCTTGTTGAGTTGCTTTATACGACTTCGACGTATTAGCGACAACGTCTTTATATTTTAAAGCCGCTGCACTCGTCTTGCCGTAAGTATCTTGTAAATGTTTTAAATGTTCTTTCTGACTTTGTAACAACGTTCCTGTCGTTTTTAAAGTCGATTGTTTTTGTCTTAACGAGTTAGACAACTTGTCTATCTCTTTTGGTAGTTGCATGGTTGATTTTTTTAAGTCATCATAACGAGACTTCAACAAGTTAACATTACTTGCTGACTGTTTCATTTGATAGCTTAAACCACTCATTTTAGCTTTATACACATCATAAGCTTTACCGCCGCTACCTAGTGAAGCGATATTTCTTTTCGCTTCAGCTTGTAATTGTCTTAAGGCGTTTTCACCCTGTTTTAAAGCAGAGGTAAAACTGCCCACTCCTTCGGCTGTCAGTATGACACCGACTTTATCCATATATCCCGACAAATTTTTACCTCCTATAACAATTTACTAAAATTCATTTCTTTTACTTCTTCTTGTTGAGTTTCTTCATGATTGAAATTCTCTTCTATATATCGGTTAATCATAAACACAATATAATCGAGACTGTAATCATACATGAACTCATCTTTTGTCATATTAAACCATGTTCTACACCTGTAAAATAAATCGTCCCAGTCTATTTCTTGCGGTTTTTCGCTTTTTGTTTTTTCGGTTTTCTCGCTGGGTGTTCGTAAATATTCACTTGGTCGTCTACCGGTTTTTCTAAAATATGCTTTCCCTCGTCGCTATCGTCGGTAATACCCAACATTTCTAATAAAGTTGCTGTTTGATCCCCGTACATAGCTTCTTGGTATTTTAAAATAAATAACTCTAATTCAGTATCATTTACGTTCTCTAGTACTTCTTCAATCGTAGTTTTATAGCCATTTGCTTTTAAAATTGAAACTAAAAATTTTGCTGTAGCTACATTTTTTTCTTTTAAATACACGTCATTCCATTCACCCTGCTTTATTCCAAAGTCAGCTTCTAAATGTAACCACACAGCTAAGTTTGATTTTAATTCAATTTCATTTCCTAAAATATCTGTTTTAAATGTCTTTACCGTTTTTGTAAATATACTCATTCATGTCCTCCAAAAAAATAAAGAGCTAACAAATGTCAGCTCTTATAAATTATCCTGCTACAACTACTGTCTCATCAGTTGTTCCCGATTTAAGACATTGTTTAAGTGTTTCTGCGTCGTAGAAACCTTGTAATAATAGTTTTTCTCTATCATATTTATCAGTTTCACGTAAGTCAATTTTACTGAATACTGATTTGTCTTTACTTCCTACAACTGGGTAAGCTTTGATAGTAACCTGTGTGATGTTTTCTTTCTTCTCATCAGTTTCAGTTTCTGCGTTAAAGTCTGGGTTTTCGATTTGACATACTGGGAAATTATAAATAATCTCTTTACCGTCTTCATCAGTTACAGGGAACGCCCAACGGAATTGTTTGTAACGAGGTGAGTCACCTTGTACATAAACTCCTGTAGCTAATTTCTTCATACCTGACATTTCTTCTAAGAATCCGTCTGGAAAGAATCCGATATCAACCGTCATTTCAACACTTGCGAATTTTACAATATCACGTGCCTTAATATTTGATAGATATACTGTTTTTTCTTTAATTTGTCCTTTGAATGCAACTTTATCAATTGCAAACACTTCGTATGTTTTTTCATCATAAGTTAAACCTTGAGAGCTTGTCGCCTCTGTTTTAACTTTTTGTAAATAACCTGCTCCAATCCCTGTTAATAGGGCTTTGCTAACTGCTTCTTTTGTTACTGCCATTTTTGGTCCTCCTAAATTTAATCTAGTAATGCGTCTTTTACTTTTTTCGCAAATGGATCTTTGTGTTTCTGTGCTGCTGGTCTAACGTGTGGGTTAGGTGGTTTATAAACACGACCTTTACCGTATTTTCGCTTACGTCCTTTACCTTTTCCACGCCCTTTATGACGTGAGAAACCAGCGTGCCACCCTATCTCATGGAAATATAAGTGTAGGTTAGGACGTCCCGCCCAGCCTATCTGACTTTCCATGTTTCCGTGACTTGCTACAATACCTTCAATACCTGCACCCGTTTTTACTAGTCCTTTTCCGGCTGCTATTCCTTTTGCGTCGTCTTTTATTGCCTCAGCTTCTTCAACTACAACGCCGTTTACTTTGCTTGTATTACCCGCTATTTTCTCTAGTCTTGCGATTGCCTGTTCAAACCCGAACGTCTCCATTAAGAATATATCTCCAAATAATACATAAATTGTGTTTCCTTAGTATCCTCATCAACATCAATTATTTCGTGCCATTCACCCGTGTTGAGTGTAGTGCCTTCTAGTGCTGTCTGAATACTATTTAACACATCTGAACTATCTAAGTCATGAGGTTTAACGTCAAATAGATTTAATTGAAAAGTGTTATGTTTTATGAATTTTTTGTTTGAACTGCGTTTTGACGTTGAGGCCACATGAAAATAAATTAGCTTAGGGAACTCCTCATTGTCGCTGAGTCCGTAAGCTAACGGGATATCCAGATTTAACTTTGTTATAGTCTCGAATATTAATTCTTTTGTACTCATTATTTAACCACCTCCACAAGTGATATTTCTGTTTCGTTTTTCACATGGTTGTGGTAGATCCTAGCAATCGTATATTTTTTATCATTAATTATCACAAACAGTTTACTTAACAAGTAGTCGTTAATGTTAGTAAATAATCTGATTGCTATTCTCGTTGTTACTTCCGTGTCAACTTGCATTGACTGGTATTTTTCGTTAGCTGTAACACCTAAGTAACGAAACCAAAACTTACGTATTTCTTTTTCTTCGTGTTCAGCTAACTTAGTGTTAAATTTATCTTTTTTATGTTTGTTCTCTACAAATTTAGCTATTCCGTCGTTATAAGACTGGTTGATCCTGTACTGTCTCATCTTCTGTTACCACTTCTTCAATATATTTGTAGTCATATTCAGATAAATTTTTTGTCATCTCTTCGTATCTTTCATCTGAGACTTCAATGATGTCTCCTTCTTCATACAGGTGAGATGTGTGAATGTCTTGAAATTCTTTTAAAACTTTAATCTTCATTCGACAACCTCTCTTTCTCTAATTTTATTAACAGACTTGATATTTCTCCTAAAAAATTAATGTCAAAATATTCTAGCTTGTCGTTATACTCGTACCTTGCTCTCTCAAACACTAATGATTTACCCTGCTCGTCATTATCAATATCAAAGTAACCGCATTTTTCACACAACACAGAATAAGAAAAAGACAACAACCTTTTTAGATTATCGTCTTCGTCATCATGTAATATATGTAGTTTATCTTTGAATTGCTGTAATAACGCTGTTGAAACATCAATCATAGTCCTATGCTCCAGCTACTAGTGTTAAGTCTTTTCCAAACTCTAATTTTACAACAGCTTCTTTATCTACTGCTTTAACATCAAAGCGAGTGATTAAACGAGTGTCGTAAGAGTTACGTGTGAATGATTTTCCTCCAACGTCAGTTGATTTGATTTCTAATTCATTTAACTCATATACACGTACAGCTTCTTTTAAATCTCCTACGTATAGTGGGAATTTATTTGTCGCTTCGTTTGGTAAATGAGTATTTGGTAATACGATTACTTCTTTACCAAATAATGTACGTTTTGTCGGATCTGTTACTACTGGTTGTAGTAAATAATTACCGTTTTTATCTTTTAAGCTATCTAATATGTTAAATCCGTCTTGGTTAGTTAATACTTTTGTGTTATCTAAGAAGATAGGATCTAATGTCACATTGAATGCTTCTTTGATTTCGTCAACTTTAGTAATAGCTTTTTTAGTTAAAGTTTTTAATACTGCGATAATTTCTTTGTTTTCAGTAACAACTTGTTTTTTCATAAACCATTTACCAAGATAAGCTAATAAGTTTTCTGGTGAATCTTGTAATAAGAATCTTGATACTGGTAAAATTCCTCCGAAATCTTTAACTTTATAAGTAATTCTTTCGAATACTTCAGCGTTCATTTCTTGAATTTCTCCAAGTTCAGTAATGTTAGTAAGTCCAGTTAATTGACTTGTTTTTTCATAAACTTCACTTCCAGAAGGTACTACAACAGAGCGTACGTCTACGTGGTCTTTTAAAGACACGAATGAACGTCTGTATTCGTTTATTGCGGTTTTCACATCTTCTGGCACTAAGTAACCACCGTTTTCTCCTTCAGACTCTTTTAACGGTCCTGCTTCGTTAACAATTCCAGATTTGATATAATTTTGAACTGCTACAAGTCCTGTTTCTTCTTTTTTCTCTTCAGCTAAGTCAACTACTTTGTCATCATTTTTATATGAGATTAAGTTTTGAATTGTTTCAATCTCTTTAGTATATCCTTTAATTTCTTCCATTAATTCGTTTGCTACTTCCATTTCTTTGTTGTTGATTGCATTTTCAGCAGCTGTAACTTTCTCTGCCTTTAATTGCATTAATTCTCTTAATTTTTTATTTGTATTCATCTAGATTACCTCCAAAAATTCTAAATATTGTTTTGCTCGTTCTGATTGATATTCGTAATTTTCTTTTATCAATTCTTTAGGAGCATTTTTAAATTTGTGTGCCTCTTCTTTTGTTAGACACGCTGCCATTTTAACTGGCTCTGAGATTTCGTCGCACAGTCCTAAGTTGAAACACTCTTCAGCGTTTAACCAAGACTCTTTATCCATTAAATCTCTAATTGTTTTTTCGTCTGTCTTATCTTTAGCTTTAGATAAGTAAGTGTTAACGATTGTGTCATTGATATGGTCTAAATCATCAGCCATTTTTCGTAAGTCACCAGCATTTCCGTAAAGACCAGTCCATGCGTTATGAATCATCATCATTGCATTTTTTGGCATAATTACTTTATCGGCTGCCATTGCTATAACTGTTGCTATAGAGGCAGCTAAACCGTCAATATATGCTGTTACATATCCTTTATGGTTTTTTAATAAAGTGTGAATCGCTTGACCGTCAAATACATCTCCACCGTTAGAGTTAATGTGTAGGTCAATGTTTTTCACATCTCCTATGCTTTTTAACTCCTCAGCAAAGAGTTGAGCTGTTGACTTATCTTCCCAGATGTCGTAACCGATATCTGAGTAAATGAATATCTCGACTCTATCGTCATTTAAAGCCTTAATCTTCCACTTCTGCACTTGTTTTCGCACCTGCCTTCCACAGTTGGTATTCTTTAATTGTATCGACTGGAGCATAGTTCAATGACATAAACCTCATGTCTCCATACTCTGAGTCTATTGTTGACATATCCTCTGAACGAAGTATGTCGTTAATTGTGTAAACTCCTACGTGCTGCATTTTCTCATAGAACTCGGCTCGTGATTTTTGGTCAGCTCTTAGCTCAGCTTCCATATTAAATTTGAAATAAAAGCCTCGTTTTTTATCAAGGTCCGTTAATATCTTAGAGTTTAGTTCTGACTCAATATTTGTTACATACGGCAACATTACGTTTTTCACATAATCCATTGACTGAGTTAGCGCGTTAGAGTGAGTTAAACCGCTGTAGTCTCCGTATTTATATGGCGGCACTTTGAATATACTAGCAATCTCAGCCTTGTTATATTTCATTGTTTCAATGAATTGTGCGTCTGACTGTGGTATTCCCACGCTTTGATAATCAATGTCGGGGTTTAATATTGCTACATTGTTATTTTCAAGATGTTTTTTCCACGACTCAGCAACGGTTTCTTTATTTTCAGTAGTCAACGGCGTACGTGTAGACTTTAATATTGCTAACGGAATACCTTCACGCTTGAATAAATTAGAAGCCATTTCACGTCCTTTTTGGTTTCCTTGTATGCTCTCACGTAAGACTTGTACAGGCGAACGACCGATTAGTCCGTTAATAGATAAGTTTTTAAAATGTAGTAACTCTTCAGCATTTAATGTTCTCGGTTTACCTTTATAAACCGTCTCATAAGTAACTGTGTTCGTGTCTTCGTGATATAACACTTTTGTAAATCGGGGATCTAATGGCACTATTTCTGTGACTTGACCTTTCTTGTCAATTTCTAAATAATGGTAGCTGTTCCCCCACAAGTTCAACTGTGTCATTACTAAATGTTTCCACTCGAAGCTCGTCATATTTCTGTTTGGTTGGTCTTTTAAAAGTCTGTAAGCTGTGTGTTTCTTTGCTTTTTCTACCGTTCCGTTTACATCTTGCAGTAAGTTCAACGGGTATTTCGCTAAGTCGTCTGATAAAACTTTTACTGAACTATAAACCTCAGAAGTGTTAATCGCACTCTCTTCGTTTATGTTGTTTCGACTTCCATTAAATATATTTAAAAACCAGTCTGACGGATTTCTTAAGTCGCTCAAATCATTACCACCTGTCGGTGTCTTGTTTCTGAATATCATTCCCATTTCTCACCTCCTTTCATAGCTAAAGTTGTCTTTCTAACACAAAACTACATATCATTAAGCTAACACCTAATACGATAAATCCGATAGTTTTGCAAAATAAAAAGCCTGCATATACTAAAGATAGCAAGCTCGATATAAACAGTAAGAATACTGTAAATTGTATTAATTTTCTCATTAGAAACTAAATTCTCCTTTGTCAATCATATCATTAAGGTCGTAAGTGATATTGTCGCTATACATTGCTCGAGTAAAAGCGAAAATACCAGCAGCTGCCATGTCGATACGGTCGCTTGATTTTTTCTTATCTAACATAATATTATCCTGTGCGTCTGATTTTGTTACAGCGTTACCCATACACCAAGTCAAAGCTTTATTTCCGTCATGATGTATTTTACCTTCATAAACACATTCTCTAAAGTGTTTAGTCGGCTCATTTAAAGTTAATACACCTTGTCTAACTTCAACCATTAGATAACCTAATTTTTCCATTGTCTGAGACCATTGAGTAGCGTTATAAGGGTCATAGCACACTTCTTGAACACTGTATTTATTTCTTAATTCCTCAATATAATCAATTACAAAATCATAATCGATTACTTCTCCTGGTGTTTTAACAATCCACCCTTCGTCAATCCATTGAGAGTAGTTAACACGGTCGGTGTTCATACGTTGAAATAGCATATCTTCTGGCATAAAACCTTTACTGCGAATAGCGTAACGGTCATCTCCTAACACAAACACAGAGGTTACAGCTGTTAAGTCAAGACGTTTTGATAAATCGACACCGACAAAACACGGTTTACCGACTAGCTCGTCGTCTGGCGCTTCACAAAGCTTCCATTTTTCCATATCCATATATTTATTTTCGGGAGCGTTAACCCAGATATTCATGTTTTTTGTCATGAATTTAGACATTGTTTCGGGTTTATCTAACGCCTCGTTAAGTCTCTCACGTAGGAATTTCATACCCTCTGGATAACTTGCTAATATTGGGTTAGCTTTTATCCAATTAGTCTCGTCTTTTATATCGTCATCTTTATCAAGTTCACACACCATAGCATAATACCCGTTATTTTCTACAGGGTTGTTAGGATCTAATAATTTACTAACGTAATCATACTCAGTCGAATAACACGGGTTATTTAAGTTAAATCCTGCTGTTGTAATGATAACAATTAATGGCTGACTTCTTGCACCTTGACCAGACTCAATGACATCTAGTATTTCGTCTGTAGGGTGTGCGTGATATTCGTCCATTGCTCCAACTTGCGGGTTAAATCCGTCAGCGGTTTTCCCAGAGTCACGAGAGAGAGCCATAATATAACTGTTACTTTTCTCATGTTCAATTAAGCTACGTGTGATTTTAAATCTGTTTCTGATTTGACTACCTTGAATCTGTGCCTTTATTTCTTTAAACACAATGTTTGCTTGGTCTCGCTTTGTTGCTCCTATATATGCTTCAGAGGACGACTCGCCGAATGCTGATATCTCATAGGATAAACAACACGCTACATCTTGAGACTTAGCGTTTTTTCTTCCTACTTGATAATAGAATTTTCTGAAACGTCTAACTCCTGTGTCTTTGTGAATCCACCCGTAAATATTTGACCAGTTGAATATTTGAATAGGTGCAGGGTCGATATTTTCTCCTGCTAACTTACCTTTTGTATGTTTAAAAAGCGACATCCACTCGAGAAACCTCATAGCTTTGTCGTCATCAAAAATAAACGGAAATTCTTCCGTCCCTTCTTTTTCTAAATCATTTAAAAATCTTAGACACGCCCATTTCTCTTTCTCACAAGCTATTCTTTCGCCGTTAACTGCTTGTGCAGCCCAATTTCTCATAGCGTCTTTTAGCATTATAAATTACCGAATCTTTCTTTAACTGGGTCAGCTGGTGTCTCTTTATAAGCTTTATCCATAGCAATTTTTGCCCTTGCTACTGGCGTTAGTCCTAGCTCAGATTGTAGAGAGCGTAGTGTGTTAAATAAGTCCTTTTGTCTAATTAACAACGGGTGTTGTCCGTATCCATAATCTTTAGTGCGTTCAGCTTCAATTACTTTTCCGTGTTTTCTAAGCTCACGTTCTGACTCTTTATTATATCCTTGATCCGTCATCAAACCGTCACGTTGAATTATCTCACTACATTTAACATACTTCTCATAAGTATCACAGTAGATAGATAAGACGTGTAAGTCAAGGTTATTTAACAAATCTATTGAGTCAGCTTGTGACACAACGTATCTAAATTCTTTTTTTGCTATATCGCCTAACCATTTAGGGGGTTTAAGCTTGTCATTAGGCAACTTCATTTCTTTTTCTTGCTGTATTCTAGCTTCAATCTTTTTCTTTGAAAGTCGCTGAGTGTTACCATTTAACACTTTCAACGACATTGGCTCTGTTTTCCTTGCCATGATATCTCTCCTTTCTGAAATTTACTTTTTTTCAAAATTTTAATTAAACGCATTTTGCGTACGGAAGAGGGCAGCCCGCTCCTAGGGAGGTCGGCTCTCTCAAATTTTTGGCGGGGGGTATCCCCGTGAAAGTCACTCCCCCTACTTCTTGTAATGCTCTATCTTGTTGTGGCACTCCTTACACACGCACTCGAGGTTAGAGAGGTCAAGTCGTCTAGTCCAATCTGTTCTAACTTCTACTTTATGATGAACTAGGTTAGCTAGTCCACCACACATCGTACAAGTGAAACAGTCTCGCTTCAACGCTTGTTGCCTTACCTCTCTCCACTCTTTTGACTTATAGAACTTCATAACTTCATCATGCTTACGTTGTTCGTTATAAGATTTGTTTTGATATTGATTATGTTTATTACAATATGTTCCCTTACTGATAAGAGTTCTACATTTATGATGTTTACATTCCTTCATAGTTCACCTCCCAAAATAAAAGAGAGATATTATTTATTTTAATATCTCTCAAACATTCTATTACATACTACTATTATACCACAGACAAATCCGACATTTCCGACAACTTTAAGAATTTAAGATAAAAAATAACTTATCCTTCATTGACTGTAATCTACGTTCAACAGTCCTAGTATGGTAACATACTTCGCTCGCAACTTCTTCAATCGTTAACTTATAAGTGTATCTAAACTTAAGTATCTTCTTATCTCGAACATCTATCAGTCCATGCTCTAATCTATCTACACACTTAATAGCATAATCATCTTTCTCGAAATCATAGTCGGATAATTTATTTATTATATTATTCTCATTACTATTATTGAAATTACTATTATTAGTTCTTATTTCGTCGTCACCAGATAATTTGTCTGTCAAATATATATTTAATTGTTTCTTTATTTTGGAATAAGCCTCAAGATAATAATCGACATCATTCCTTGTATAATTAGATTTTCTATTCATCATCTCACCTAATTAAATGTGTCGGGAAAGCTAAGGGAAAACCGACGTAAATATTATTCTGAAAGGATCTCTACGCATATTATGAAACAACCTAGCTTTATTATTAATATTATTATATAAGTATTTTAAACGCTTTTAAATAGTTCACGACAACAAATTTTATCAATTACTCTACACATATTCTTTATATCAGCATTTAGTTCAAACAACCACTCTTTTTTATGATACAAGTTTGACTTGTTCCAATAGAACTCAACTTCATTGTTAACAGTCATATACTTATGCTCGTAGTCTAACTTATACCCATAATTGTATTTAGTACTCAAACGTCTAGCTATTGAGTAGATAATATCTTCGTTGCGTTGGTCTCTTGCTCTTACGTTTATTTTCTCTCCAACAATCACAACTGAGTCTATGAACTTGTCAAGCGTCATATTCAACAGATATTCTATTCGTCTGAAGTAAATCTTTTTAATGTGATTACCTTGTCGTTTGTTAATCAGTCTTCTTACCTGTAACACATTGAATTTATTACCACCTTTAGTCCTAGTCTCAGCGATTAGTTCTTCTAAGAAATCTAAATATCCCATATCGAATTTAACTAGCTCTATGTTCTCACTCATTGTATTTAAGTAACAATAAATGTGTTTATCTAAATTCTCAATACCTAACTCAACTAACTCGTGATAGTCGTCAAGCATTAATATATATTTATCTTTCAACATAAGTCTTTTAATATATTCGAAACTCTCAAAATCATCTGTTGAAAAGGTATATTGTTTGTCAAGCTCCTCCATTACTGAAGGATAAAATTTAATTAAGTTTCTTTTCATTCTCCTCAACCCTTACTACAATTTTTTCTTTCTGTAAATCATCTATAAAATCTGGTACATCTCTTGCGTAAGAGTCTTGATATAACAGACTTAACGCAATCGATAACTCCAACATATTTAGTTCAATGTAATTATCTTTCTCTGTTCCTTGTACTTCTATCATGTTACTTACCTCTTAATTTTTCTTGTAATTCAATCTTTTTCATTAATGCTCTATGAAATTCATCATGATTTTTATATCTAGCAGTATTCTCTATTGCATTACATATACTTAACACACCCCATATAATTGTTAATATTGTTACTTGATATTGTGATGTTTCAATACGAAAAATCATATTTAGAAGAATCATACTAACGAATGATAAAACATAACTTTTCAAATACTTACCCATTAACACAACACCTCTATTATTTCATCTCCGAAAAGGTCGATACATTCTTGTGCTAGTTCTATTGATTTGAAGTAAGGTAATTTTTTAAAATTATCACTAATTATAGTTGAACTAGTTTCAAGTTCACGACTATTAAAATTATAATAAATATAGTATTTATCCTCACGCCAGTTACTCCAGTTAGGCTCCCACCCTTCGTTATGAATCTCCGTCCATTGTTGTATTTTAAATAATAGTGTACACTCTTTTAAATGTCGTTCTGCCTCTTCTTTGGTTTCAAAAAAGAAACCTCTTAAATACCTATCTACATCCCTTGCAGAAGAAACAAAATTTGTCATATAAACTTCACTGCATATATCATCTATATAATATAAAGTATCGTACATATTAGGTAGCTTAACTTCAAACCTTTTTTCATCTTCCAACTTAGAAAGCAACTCATTTCTTAATTGTTCCACTTTCTCGTTAAACTCTTTTAGTAATTCTTCTTTATTCATTGTTAATCTCCTAATTCGCACCAATATATAACATCAGCTTTAGTATCCTCAAAATCTACTAAACCACCATAATCTACCAACTTGTCAACATAGTAGTCAGTGTAATCATCTCCTTTAACACGCACCATCACTTTCTTTCCTAACTCTGGTAGTGTTCCCTCTAACAGCCTAGTATGTTGAACTCCATACCCTGGTCTATATTCAGTTATCTTTTTTCTTACATACACTTTATTCCACTTCATTCTCTAACAACTCCTTATTCTCGTATATATTCCCTACAACTTTTAAACTTAGAGACATACAATCCTCTATATCAAGATACATCACATCATTTACAACTACTTGATTATTCTTCACAACCCCTGTCACAGGATCTGGAAATAACGAGTGTATAAACTCCACAATATCGTTTTCGTAAATGTCGTTGTTGTCAACATCTTTAAATCCTGTGTTAGCGTTGAACTCTACCTCATCAAACCCGACGTATTTAAAGTAACCGTTGCGGTAACACTTAACTTCGTGTCTTATGAAATATATCTCGACAACTTCATATACTTTGTCAAACTTCTCCACATATACTCTCGGTCTTAACATATTATTTTTCTCCTATATTCACCAACACATACCATGTTCCAAAATCCTTAACAACTGTGTAACCTATCACACATTCATTGTCCTCTAACATTGGTTGGTCAATGTCGCTATTGTTAATTAGTTCGTTAATATCGTTCTCTATCATTTCCGGTGTTGTTGTTAATTTAATTACTTTTGTTATCATTGTTTGTTCTCCTTTTATTTTAATCTTTTTGCTATTTCTTCTATTACGTTTATCGTAACGCTATTACCTGCTTGTTTATAAAGCTGACTATTGCTATTCAATTCTTGTGCCTTATCAAACGCCCAATCGGGAAACCCTTGCAATCTCCAACACTCACGGGGGGTAAGTTTTCTAATTGAATAATCAGGCATTACTACAGCTTGTTCAATTACTCCTACTAAAGTATTTGCTATATTTTTTCCCACTCTACCGCGTCTTTTATTAGCTTTAGCGAAAGCGAAATTAATACTATCTCCTACATCAGCTTCGGTATATCCTTTTTTCGTAGCTTCTCTGACTAATATTTTAGGCTCTTGACCTCCACCCTGCATTGTGCAAATTGTAGAACATATCCCATCAGTATCTAAAACTTGTTGTGTACTTCTGAATTTATAATAAGGTAATCTCCCAGCGATTTTTATATCTCCGTGAGTATTGTTTACTAACACTTGTTTAGGCTCTTTATAGTCTGTAGCTGTCAAGGCTCCTACTATTCCGTTAGGATCATGAACAATACTTCTACTACCTTGTCTTGTGCCATTAGGATTTTTAGTGTTACCTAATATCTTTATTGTTGATTGATTATGAAATTCTCTATTTTCTCCTGTGATAGGAAATACTCTTGAGGTACGTTCTTCTCTAAGATGTCCGATAATGAACACACGTTCTCTGTTTTGGGGGACTCCGAAATTTTTACTGTTAAACACTTGCCATTCAACATCATACCCCAACTCATGTAAGATTTTAAGCATTCTCTCGAACGTTTTCCCTTTATCGTGTGATAATAAGTTTCTGACGTTTTCAAGGAATATATAGCGTGGTTTGATTTGTTCGGTCGCTCTAGCAATTTCATAGAACAAAGTCCCTCTAGTATCTTCGAATCCCAGTTGTTTTCCTGCGATTGAGAAAGCTTGACAGGGAAATCCTCCACATATAATATCGACTTTTCCTCTAAGTTTTCTAAATTCTTCATCTGTTACCTCTGTTATATCTTTAAAATCTATTTCTCCTTCTGTATCATGTATTGCTTGATAGCTTGCTCTAGCGTATTTATCTATCTCACAATATCCGATACATTTATGACCGGCTCGTTCCATTCCGAAACGAAACCCTCCAATTCCTGCGAATAAGTCTAAAAAGTTCATTTACTTATCTCCTATCAAAATAAGTATTCTAACCATTTTACCTGGCACAATTTTTATATCTATTATTTCTTCGTTTTCTCCTAACGGCTCGATATCAATAAATGATCCTGTTATATAATCTTCAATAAATCTTTTAACGCCATCTTGTGTTGTTTCTAGCTCTTCAATTCTTTTAATTATCATTTGTTTTCTCCTCATATTCAAAATTTATAATATCAGCTACCTTAACTATTTCATCACCTAAGTCTAATTGATAAGTTATTTTATTAGATTTTTTACTTGCGTTAATTGACTCTTTCATCATAGTTAAACCAACTTCAGATATTTCTTTACTTATCACTCTGTTGTCTTTCAACATAATGTGAATGGTATATTGTTTTTTCATAACTATTCTCTCCTTTACAATTCGTACCCCTTAACCTTTAACACATCACACAACTTTCTAAGTGTGCTGTACCTTGCGTGTTCACAACCTAATTTACGTAACTCACGTATTGTCTTTACGTGTAAACCTGTTTGTCGTGCTAGTTCAAGGTTAGTTATTTTCTTTTCTTTCATGATTTTATCTAGTCTTGTCAATGTCTTTCACCCTGTTAAAATGTTTCAACGCCAAACGGTCAATCAGTTTTTTCATATCAATGTCAACCTCTTCAATCAACTGTGGGTTGATGTCTTTCAAGCTAAATAACTCTTGACCATATTCACTCATTTTGCTGTCACTCATTGTGTCAAACACATCTGTTATGACTTGTTCAATCCTTTTCTTACCGTAACCATAATTAGCTCGTAAAGTCCACGCTAACATTAACGTAAATTCAGTTAACATTTCTGCTCTTGCTTCCATTCGTTGAACACGAATATCTTCTAGTGTGAATTGTCGTTTGTCTTGTCTGTTATCCTGTTTTCCTAATTTAAATAAGTTTTTTTTAACTTTTCTTACCATTGTTCCACTTTTTCCCTTCTTGTTCCTTTTCTTACAACACGTCCTACGTCAAGCGTATCAAGGCGTCAGCCTATTTTGTTCCTGTTCCACTTTTGATTTTCAAAACTTTTATATAAGAAAAATTATTCCTATATTCCCAATACAGGAATAATTTCACTCAAAAAATAAAGTTTTGTATATTTGTAAAAATATATGGAACACTTCTATATATATTATTACTATTATTTTCTTTTTTTTAAAAGAAAAAGAATATAATAATAATATAAGAGACTGTGATAAAATTAAAAAGTAAAATATATTAAAAATTTTGTTCCACTTTTTGTTCCATTTGTTGTATTTTGTTCCACTTTTTGTGGAACATTAGGTATTTTTTGCCACAAACGAGGTAGAATATTTGTTTTTATCGTTGGATTTTAACCTAATCTTTTTATATTCTAACTCTGGATATTTAATTAATATTGCTTCTTTGAGACGTGAGCGTGGGAAGGACGGAGCGGCGGAGTCGGTGTCGTCAACGTACGACAGGTATAACTCTCTTAAGTCCGCTAATGTCTTTCCTATTATATCTTCAAACACATTTAACTCAGACACAAAGTTTTCCACAGGATCGTTGTTGCTATGATATTGTTCAGTAAATTCAGTAATAGTTTTACTTTCTGTAAATTGTTTATTTTGATATAGTCTTTGGTATGCTTCTACTAAAAGTTTTATCCAGTATTCTAACGCTTCTGTTGTAGTTAGTTTTGATATAAACTTAGGATCTTTGGTTTGTGGTTTATACAACATAGGACACCATATAATACGACGTTTAATTGAGTTACCTTTTTCCCATGTTTTGATAATCTTATTAGTTGTAAATATTAGTGTTGGCGATATAATCGCCTTTTTTGGGTTGCTGTATAACGGGCGAAACTCTATTGAGTCTGCTGACGTGATGTTTTTCAAACGTTTAGTCGTCTCGTCGTCCATTGCTTTTTTTGCTGAAACGTCATCACCTAAGTTAGCAAGCTTTCCAACTGCTGAAGTTATCTTTCTATCGTCTTTAAGGTCGAATAAATCTAAGCTGCTACAGTTGTCATCATCTAGTATTTTACGAATGATTGTAAGTAGTGTACCTTTACCGTTCCCACCGTCACCATAGAATAACCAGAATTTACTCAAGTGTCGTTTTAGTTCAACATCTAGTATGAAACTAGACGCTATAGCTTCTAATACGTGTTTAATGTAATTCTCCTCGTTGTTACAAAGGTTATGTAGGTATTCGTCTACTACATTAACAACAGCAGCATTAGGGTTGTAATTCACGTTGATACGGTAAGGTGTGAACTCATCTGTCACTATTTCAATGAACTCTCCGTTCTTGAGAATACCGTTTTT